AGGTCGGCATCGGTCCAGGTGTCCCTTGGGCGAGCGGTCACAATGGCGTTCCAGAAGGGTCTGGCTTGCTTGCTAACGCGCACAAAGGCCGGAGGTGCTAGTGGGCCAAGGGCAGCGGCTTGGGCGGCTGCTATGGCGGCTTTAGCGCTGTCTGAGCGGGGTCTACGCGGGGTGGTTTTCATGGCGGTTAGCAATTAAAAAGCAGGTCGGGGGCGGTCTTATCTCCCGCGGTTCCTGGTGATTTTTCGCGGTTCCAGGGGTGATCTGGATCGAGAGGCAGGCCGCTCACGTCACAGCCCAGCGTCACACGCTTGCCCATACTGCGTGCCGTCTTGAGTGAGTGGCACTCATGGCACAGTGCGGTCAGGTTCTCCCGGCGGTTGTCGTCGCTGTAGTCTTCGCGTGAATCCTTGATATGGTCCACGTCAGTACTAGCCACGTACTCACCATGGGCAAGGCACCAGCGGCAGAGGGGTTCCTCGGCTAGTACCTGAGCACGCAGACGTTTCCAGGCAGCACTATTGAGGCTTACTACCCGGGCCTTCTTCGGTCTGTACTGAATATGGGGCTTCTTCATGCTGCCGCTCCCGTTTGACCTTGAGGGTTTTTAGCCGGGGCGGTAGCTCCTTGAGTCGGGGCTGAAGCATTGGAATTTTGGGTTTCTTGCTCATCATCAATTCCTTGTATGGCGGGTAGGTTTTCTTTCTTGCGTACCTCACTCTTTAGCATCCAGCCGTCTTCTATGCCACGCTGGTAGAACTGGGCGCGGTTGAGTGAATCGCCTCTTAGTAAAGCTTCCACATTGTGTTCAGCAAAGAAGGTAGACGGGTCATTGATGAGGCTTCGGCTAATAGCCTGCTCCCACATGACCAAGTGTCGTCTAAGGGTGTGAGTAACGAAGTAGCGACCCAGCTCTACAGCGTTGGAGTAGTTGGCCTCTCTCAAGTCACCAATCAGGACAGGTGGTACGCGGAACAGTCGGGCTACTTCCTCAACAGAGAGGCGTCTGGCTTCGATCCACTCGGCATCCTCTAGGGTCATGCTCAGCGTCTTGTACTGAGCACCTTGGGGCAGCACAGGGGTTTTACCGTGGTTGTTTACCCCAGCTTGTCCAGTGGCCCAGCTCTCGCGGATCTGTGCGGCCTGTTCCTTAGTGGTGCCGGGTGGTGTCTCGATCACACCGGATAGCTTGGTGCCTTGCTCGAATAGCTTGGCACCGTGGGTACGCTCGGCCAGGGCCAGTCCTACCGTGTCGCGTGCTACTTGGATAGGCGAGCGGCCCAGAATGCCATCATCCGTGTGATAGCGAAGGTGCAGCACCTCATCAGGCAGCAAACGACGAAGCCGTCCCAGGCGGTCGGTCACTTCATACAGCAGGTCGTCAGTGTTGGTTCTGAGTACCGTCACACTGTCAGGATGCAGGGGCAGCAGTGCTTCTACTCTCCCGGCGCGGTTCCAGACGATCTCGGCATAGGCATTGCCCCGTAGCAGCACATGGCGTTGTAGCTGCTCTCTGAACTCGAGCGCGGTCTGTTTGGCGTTGGGCTGGTCATGCAGAAGGGTATAGAGCGGGTGGTTCTTGGCCTTCTCTCTGCCGTCCTCGGTGCGGCGGTACACGTCCAGAGGCAAGCTACCTACGGTCTCGGAGATAGCGGCCACAGCGGCATACACGGCGCTGATAGATTCGGCAGTAATAGCATTCACGCTTACTCCTGCCACATTCGGGGCAAGGCTCAAGCGGTCGTAATAGGTGTCATAAGCCGGTGTCGTCGGCTCGGGGCTGCTTCGCTTGAATAGGCGGAATAGGTTCATTTC